TTGAATAGCATGGCTCACAATTGCTCCCCCTAAGCATTTAACACTTGTGGGCTGTGCTATTAAAAGATTAATTATTCTTGAATATTTTTTTCATCATCTGGAATATACTCAAATAAATCGTTTGGTTGACAGTTAAATAATTTACAAAGTTTATCAATATGAAGAGTAGGAATTCTAACTATTGTACCATAGTAATATTTATTCATTACTGTAGTTGTTATCCCAGTGGCTTCCATGACATCTTTTTGAGTCATTCTTTTTTCAGCCATTAAAATATGAATTTTGAATTTGATCATATTAAGCCTCCTTTAAAAATTTTAAATTGCTTTTAATACGATTATATACTATTAAAAACAATTTTACAACCTTTTTTATATAAAAAAATTGTTTAAAACAATTTTTACACTTGACAAACAATTTAAAATAGATTATTATTAGTTTATAACAATTAAAAATTGTTTAAATTAATAAAAAACTTTTTTAAATTATGGGAAGGATATAGAAAATTCAAAATAAGGAAGTGTAATGATTAAAAACTTTTTACTTATTAGTTTCTTGATAACAATTAGATGAGTGTAAAAATGATTTGAAGTTATGGAGAAAATAAAAAAAGAGCCACCGACCAAAGTACTCTTTTCTTTCAAAGAAGTAATTATAAATAATTGACTCCCTTATTGATATAAGTAATTATAGCATAATCACTATAATATTACAATATATTTTCTATATTTCCCAAGAGAATGGGAGGAAAATTTATGAAACTAACAGAACTACAAGAATTAATTGAAAAGTATGGAGAAACAACAAAATTTATTGAAATTAAGGAAGAACTTAAAAAATTAGGTTATCCTTGCAAAATTGAAGGTGAAATAGATGCCTAAGAAAAAAGATAAAATACCTGAAAATTTTAGAACTATTTATATCATAACTAATGCTGATAAAACTATTCTTTCAGCATTTAGTTCTGAAGAAGAAGCAAAAAAAGAAATTGATTTTAAATATTCAATTCTTCCAGAAAAATTTAATATTCAACCTTGCTGTTTGAACATTGATAAAAGTTTTGCTGAAGAAATTAAAAAAAGATTTTAAGGAGTGTAAAAATGGAAAAAGACTTGTATTTCAAAGATGAAGAAGCTAAATATATTTTTTACTTGGTAGAAATAGGTGGAAAATTTCAAATGGATCTATTAGGGATAAAAAGAATCCATTACATAAATAAAGATATGGCTAAAAACTGGTATGAAGAAATTAATATTAAAATAAAAAATTCAAAACATCCAAAGGCAGTTGAAGCTGTAAAACAACTTGAAACTTTATATAAAGGGATGAAATGATAAGGAGCTAATTATGAAAAGTAGAGAATATATTGAAAATAAAATAAAAAAACTTGAAGATTTAAGAAGTGACCTTTTAAAAGAATATCAAGAAAAATTAGATGCTGGTAATAATGATGAAGTTCTTTGGCAATATATAAGTAATAAAAATATAGAAATTTGGACTTTAAAGGACATATTAAATGATTAAAAAATAAGGAGCTGGATAAAATGCAAGAAAAAACATTTAAGCAGTTATTGATGTCCAGTAACTATTACACATTAAATAAACAAATTGTTAAAGAACTTGGGATAGAATCAGCCTTTTTACTAACAATCTTAATTGAAGCTAGTGATGGATTAGCAGATAGTGAAGGTTGGTTCTATCAAACAATTGAAAAAATTGGAGAACTTACAGGGCTTGGTAGACACAAGCAAGATAAGATAATCAAAGAATTAATTGATTTAAAAATATTGGAACAAAAAAATAAAGGAGTTCCATGCAAAAGATATTTTAAAGTCAACTATGAAATGATTGAAAATCTAGTTTTCCAAAATCAGCAATCTAGTTTGTCTGAAAACGACAAACTGGATTGTCAAAAAGAGACAAACTATTCTGCTAAAAATAGTCAAACTAGTTTGTCTGAAAACGGCAACAATAAAGAATATATAATAAATAACTTAAATAAAGAATTAAATCATAAAGAACATAATAAATCATGTGATGATTGTTCTGATGATTTAAAAGCAATAAAAAAATGGTTCAAAGAGAATAAAATTGATTTTTCTAAGAAGCATGAAAATAAAATTATTGAGTTATTAAAGGTCAACTCTTTGGGATATCTTTTAAAACTCTTCCAAGAACAAATAGATATTTTAAAAAATAAACCAGGAGTAAAAAATATAGCTGCTATTTTCTCTAATCATCTTTTTAAGGGGACTGCTGAAATTAACCTTAAAGAAATTAAAAGGAGAGAAATTGAACAGGAAAATTTAAAAAATGAAGAAAAAAAGGAGAGTGAAAACAATGAAAAATATCTTGAAATTTTTAAAGGACTTTCCCTAGAACAACAAAAAAAGATTGAACTAGATATATTAGAAAAACATAAGATTAAACATTTTTCTGAATTAAAAAATAAAAGTGAATTTATATATTATAGATTAATTAGTTCTTTTATTTTTCAAGAGCTTAAAGAAAAAGGTTTAATTTAAAGGAGGTTTATGTCAACAATAAAAATCAATATGCCTTTTGAAAAATGGGTTGAAGTTCAAAAAGAATTTCAAGAAGTTAATGAAATGCTTTCTGATAATGAAAAATTGGACTTTGAAAAATATAAATATTGCTCCAGTTATGGTAGGTTACTCTGTCATTTATATTTAATAAAAACTGGAACAATAAAGACTTTAAAAGAACCTGAATTTTATAACAAAAAAGGAGTGTAATTGAATGAAATTACGTGGAAAATTTTACAGCATTATTACTGGGGGAGTTTATAAAGTTTTAAACATAAACTTTGAAAGTAAAAAAATAACAGGAATAAACAAAAATGAAGAATTAACTTTTGAATTTAAAGATGTCATTTGGTTAGAGAGTACAGGAATAAAGGAAAATAAAAAATATATATACACAGATGATTATCTATTAGCAACAAAAGATGAAAATTTAATTTTATGTGGAATTGTAAAAAGAAGAAAAGACGGAGTATTTGTATTAGAAAATAAAAAGCAGCATAAAAGTATTCCATTAATAGACTTGAAAGCTAGTGGAGTAAAATTAATAAATTTACAAAATCATAAAATTTTTTTTGCAAAAAAGAACAATAAAACAATTAAAAAATAGGAGGAGATTATGGGAGTCGTACTTGTAAAAAATAATAAAGGTGGAGTAGGTAAAAGCTGGATAGCTTTACAATTAGCAGCATACAAAGCCTTTCAAAATGAAAAGGTCTTGATATTAACTTCAGACTCTCAGAATAATATTTTAAATTATTCTGGAATAAAAATTAAAGATACTAATAAAAAAGGACTTGAAGATTTATTGGAAGGAAAAAATTATGAGTTAACAAAATTAAGACCTAATTTATTTTTCTTGCATCTTCAAGACTATAAAGTAAAAGGAAATCTTGATGAAAAATTTAAGAAACAGATTAACATTTTAAAAAAGGAATTTAAACATATCATCATAGATGGTTCACCAGTAATGAACTTGGATAATGTCTTTGTTGATGTAGCTGAACATATAATTGTTCCAACTTTCTTGGATTCAGTTACAACAAATTCTATTTTAAACTTACTTAAAAAAACAGATATATCTAAGATTAGAGCTGTTATTCCTAATAGAGTGGGAAGAACAAAGATAGAAAAAGATTTTTATACTTTTTTAAAAGAAAAATTAAATCGTTCAGGAGTATTTTTATCTATTCCAATTAAGCAATCTTCATTAATTTTAAACTTAATTGAAAAAGGTACTTTACTTTGGGAAAGAAGAGCTCAAGAATTAGAGCAAATAAAAAATGTTTTTATAAAAGTGTGGGGTGAAATAGAAGATGAGTAATGAAAATAATGTAATGAAAGCATTTGAAGATGCAATAGCTGGAAGTCAATTAAGAAAATTTGATTTCGGAAGTTACGAAATTTCTGATGATGAAAAACAAAAAGTAGAAGAACAAGAAGCAAAGCTTCTAAATACTTTTAGAAAATATAAAAATAATCTATTTGATATATGTAGTTCTTTAGCTGAAATAGAAAAACTAT